CGATCACATCGCAATACTTCGGGTCGAGTTCCATCAGGCGAGCGACGCGGCCGTTCTTCTCGGCTGCAATCAGGGTGGTGCCGGAGCCGCCGAAACTGTCCAGGACTTGGTCGCCACCCTTGGTGTTGTTCAGGAGCTGGTACTCAAACAGGGCCACCGGCTTCATGGTCGGGTGCTCACCGTTGCGGCTTGGCTTCTCGAACTCGAGGATGGTGGTCTGCTTGCGGTCGGCTGCCCAAAGGTGTCCGGCTCCTTCCTTCCAGCCGTACAGGCAAGGCTCGTGCTTCCAGTGGTAGTCCTGGCGCCCCATGACCATGCTGGACTTCTTCCAGATCAGGCACTGCCGGACTGTCCAGCCAGCGTCTTGGGCTGCGCCTCGGAAGTTGTAGCCCTCGCTGTCGGCATGCCAGATGTAGAACACCGCGCCGGGTTTCATGACCGTGTCAGCCGCCGTGTAAGCATCGCGCAAGAACTGCCGGAACTGGTCGTCGCCCATCGAATCGTTCTTGATGGTCAGCTTTTCCTTGGTTCCACCCTCATAGGCCACGTTGTAAGGCGGATCGGTCAGCCACATGTCCACCAGCTGGTTTTCGCACAGCTTGGCCAAGTCGTCCATGCTGGTGCTGTCGCCGCACAGCAGGCGGTGCTTTCCCATCACCCAGACGTCACCAGGCACTGTGCGCGGGTTTTCGGGCAGCGGTGGGGCATCGTCTGGGTCGGTCAGGCCATCGGTGCCAACGGGGGCCAGCAGCTCCTTGATCTCATCCAGGTCGAATCCGGTCAGCTCGAGGTCGAATCCCAGCTCTTGCAGGTCGGCAAACTCCACCTTCAGCATTTCAGCGTCCCATCCGGAGTTCAGCGCCAGCCGATTGTCGGCAATGACGTAGGCGCGTTTCTGAGCATCGGTTAAGTGGTCGAGTCGGATGCATGGAACTTGATTCATTTCCAGCTTTCGAGCCGCCATGATCCGACCATGCCCTGCAATGATCCCCCCCCCCCATCAATCAGAACTGGATTGGTGAATCCAAATTCCTTGATCGATGCCGCGATCTGGGCCACCTGCGCATCCGAGTGCGTTCGGCTGTTGCGTGCGTAGGGGATGAGTTTCTCGATCAGAACGTGTTCGATCTTTGCTTTTAAATCGTGCGTTTTTGTGGTCATGCTGCATTGTCCTCTTTTTCCAGTCGGTTTGCCACCAAGGTTGCATAGCCTGCGATGTCGATCCAGTTGTCGGCGTAGTTCGGATCGCCGTTGAGGATTCGTGCGATTTTGTGGGCGATCATCTCCAATGCTTCGATTTGGTCATCCTCAATTTTTTCCCATCCGCTTGTGACCTTCATCACATCTTTGATGTCTTGGCTGATCTTGGCATGGCCTGTGAAGCTGCCGTATCTTGTCTCGCGGCCTGCCAGCATGTCGTTGACGTTTGTGGTGGTGTTCACTGCTTGCTCCTGTGGATAACTTTTGACTAAGGGTTTTTACTTATGCGTCACAAATTCGCGCCGCATCGAAAGGGAACTGGGAACACACCTAAAGGTGTGTGTTCCGTTCCGTTCCCGTTTTTCGACGTTTTGCCAAGGGAACTGAGTTCCGTTTTTTTCCGTTCCGTTCCGTTGTTACCATGTTCTGCCTGTGGATAACTATGTGGATAACTCATCTCAGCGTTCCGATTTTCTGATCAGCATGGAGCTGGCCTGAGTCTGATCGATGACGATCCAGCCGTGTTCGAAGGCCTCGATGGTCTCGGCAACCAGCAGGTCTGCGATGGGTTTTCCGACCGCGCTGGGCTTGATGTAGACCTTGGCCGAGGCCTCGCTGACGTCCATTTTCTGCACCAGATAGTCGACCATGGCCGACCGGCTGAGGTAGGGCAGCTCGTTGCGTTCTTCTGCACCGGAGGCCCACCAAGCGTTTTCGAAGGTCTTGCGGTGGCTGTCGATCTTGCTTTCTTTCTTGGCCGGGGTGGGGGCTTGGGCCTGCACGATGACGGCTGAGGTGACCGGCTGGTCGTCCTCGTCTCTCCAGCCTGGGATGGTGACTTGTTGCAGTTCCACGTGGACAGTGGTGGCCATCTCTGCGTCTTTGCTCTTGCGCTGGACGATCTGCATGGGCACGTTTTCCTTGCCTGGGATGATGCTGATCTCGATGTCCAGAGCGCCGCGCCAGGCGCTTGAGCCTCGCGCTCGGTGCTGGGCTTCCTCTGACACGCCGGTGTGGTGCACCAAGATCACGCTGCACTTGAACTCGTTCATCAGGCTGTTGCAGGCGTCCAGCATGGTCTTGGCGTCTTGGGCGCTGTTCTCGTCTCCGGCCAGAAAGCGGTGGAGGGTGTCGACCACGATGACCTTGGGGGTGTCAGCCAGCAGCCTGACCTGCTCGACGACTTTTAGGTAGCCGGTGGGGGTGTTGAGGTCGCAGCCGTCTTTGGAGAGCCACATGGCCAGCTTGCCTGCCTGGTGGTGATGCTTCCAAGCTGCGATGCGTCCACGAAGCCCGTGGTGGCCTTCACCGGCCAGATAAACCACGTTGCCGTGCCTGACCTTATTGCCGCACCAGTCTTCCATGCCGCTGGCCATGCGCAGGCACCAATCGAGCACCACGAAGGTCTTGCCGCCTCCGCTGGGGCCGTGAACCATGACCAGCGCCTGATCCTGCACCCAGCGCTTGACGAGCCAGCTGATGGGACTGGGCTGGGCGCTGAAGTCGTCTGCGGGGATGAGCCAGTCGTTGGAGGGTGGGAGCAGAAGGCTGGCAAGGTCGTGACCTGCCTGTGCATAATCGTTGGCATCCATGCCGTTGATTGGAGGCATGACCATGCGTGCTCCGAATTTGGCCGAGGCCTGTTCTGCGTAACGCTGGCCAACGCCGGATGCGTCGTGGTCTGCGACGATGACGATGTCCTGAGCTGCGCCGTACATCTCGCGCAGGGTGCCGGTGACTGGCACCAAGTTGCTGGCGCTGTAGCTGGCCACGCAAGGCCTGCCGGTGGTCTCGTAGATGGTGGCTGCGGTGGCGAAGCCCTCGGCCATGAAGAGCGTGCCGGGTTCGTCCATGGTGCCGATCATCCAGAACTTTCCTCCGGTCTGACCGCCTGGGTGGTACAACTTGCCACCATCGTGGGCGATGTACTGAAGGCTGGAGAGTTTGCCGTCCTCTCCGAACAGGGGCACGACCAGCCTGCCATCGCCTGTGACCCTTGCGCCGTGGACTTTGATTCCCTTGCGGCTGAGGTAGGGGTGCTCTGGGCTGGCGGCTTGGGCCGACGACCAGATGGTCTCGACGGTGGCACTGGCCACTTCATGCTGCCGATCCAGCTCTGCGTCCCTGACTGCTTTGGCCTCTGCGATGCGCTTGGCATGTTGCATTTCCTCGGTGGCTGTGAGTTTGCGCCCTACGTCTGCACGCCATGGCGACTCGAATCCCATGCGCCAGCATCCAAAGCGACCGGCTGGGATGCCGTCTCCGAAGATCAGATACCAGCCAGGCTTGTCGCCGCCTTTGTTGCCGTTGCCCTTGGTGCCGGACTTGAAGCGGTGAATCTTGCCATCCATGATGATCTGCTCTGGCGGCTCAAGACCGGCTGCTGCAATGGCGTCTCTGAGCTGATCTTCTGGGGGTGCGATGCGCTTTTCTGGGGGCGGTGCCCATGGGCCGCCGAGGACTTTGGAGAGGTCAGCCATTGATTGTGGCCTCCTGCCTGCTCAGGTAGTCGCTCAGGGACTTGACCGTCTCGTAGAGTGGCTTGGATTCATCCTGCATGAAACGGTAAACCGTGGCCGGATGGACTCCGGCATTCTCGGCCACCCTCTTAAGATTGGCATCTTCCAGCCGTTTCTTGATCTGCTCAACAGTCATCATAATTTGCACCTCTGAAAATTTATTTGCGGGAGTGCTTGCACTATACCCTATTTTTGGTTTATGATGCAACCACTGCGCAACCGGATTCCCCGAAAGCGCAGCAACCAACGAAGGAGAGCCAAGAATGGCAATCAATCTGAAATCGACCGGCAGCCTGTCTGCCAACGGAGTCAAACTGCTCGTTTACGGGCAGGCTGGCGCAGGCAAGACCTCGCTCATCACGAGCTTGCCCAACCCCATCGTGCTGAGTGCCGAGGGTGGCCTGCTGGCCATCCAAGACGCTGACCTGCCTTACATCGAGGTGGCCAGCATGGACGACCTGCGCGAGGCGTTCAGCTGGTGCAAGGACAGCGCCGAGGCTGGCAAGTTCCAGTCAGTTGCACTGGACTCTATCAGCGAGGTGGCCGAGGTGGTACTGGCCTATGAGCTGAAGAAGAACAAGGACGGACGCGCAGCCTACGGTGAGTTGAACACCACCATGCAGGAACTGATCCGCGCCTTTAGAGACCTGCCTGGCAAGCATGTGTACATGAGCGCCAAGCTGGAGAAGAGCCAGGACGAGATGGGCAAGATGCTCTACAACCCAGGCATGCCTGGCAAGAGCCTGACCCAAGGCCTGCCCTACTTCTTCGACGAAGTGCTGGCCCTGCGGGTCGAGCGCGATGCAGAAGGCGCAACCCAGCGTGCTTTGATGTGCGACTCGGACGGGACTTGGCTGGCCAAAGATCGCTCAGGCAAGCTGGAGGCTTGGGAAGCACCGGACTTGGGCGCGATCATCGACAAGATCGGTGGCAAAGCATGAACGCCGACCTCATCAAAAAAACCGACGATCTGCGCACGCTGTCGGCCTGGTGGTTGGAGCAGAAGGAGGCCGAGAAGAAGGCCACCGACCTGCGCCGCACAGTCGAGGATCGCATCAAGTCACTGGCTGGTGTTTCTGAGAATCTGGAAGGCACCGAGACGGTCGCGCCTGACGGCTTCACCATCAAGATTGCTGGCCGCATTGACTACAAGATCGACGCAGACAAGTTGCAAGAGCTGGCCACAGAAGCCGGTCTGTCCGATCACCTGAGCACGCTGTTTCGCTGGAAGCCTGAGATCAACATGTCGATCTGGAAGGCTTCTGACGCAGACATCACTCGGCCATTGGCCGGGGCAATTACGGCCAAGCCTGGCCGCGCATCTTTCACCATCACCACCAAGGAGTAAATCATGGCTTTTCTCGGACAAGAATTTAATCAAGACGACCTGCCGCAAGGCACCAGCAATTTCGACCCTTTGCCATCTGGCTGGTATTCAGCGACGATGACGCAGGCCGAACTGAAACCCACCAACGATGGCACAGGCCAGTACATCAAGGTGCGCTACGACATCACCGGGCCGACGCACCAAGGCCGTGTCGTGTTTGGCAACCTGAACATCAAAAACAAGAGCGCCAAGGCCGAGGAGATTGGCCGCCAGCAGCTGGGCGAGATCATGCGTGCGATCGGGCTGGCCAAGGTGACCGACACTGACCAGCTCATCGGTGGGCAGATCAGCATCAAGTTGGACATTCGGGCCGCGCGCACGGATGAGGCCACTGGCAAGACCTACGAGGCCAGCAACGAGGTGAAGGGCTTTCGCTCGCTGAGTGGTGGCGCTGCGCCAACGGTGGCGGCCAGCCCCATGGCCAGCGTTGCCAAGACTGCGCCTGCCAAGGCCGCACCACCCTGGGCGAAGAAGTAAGCAAAAAAAGCCCAGACCGGCGTTAACTGGTCTGGGCAATTGGCAACTACAAAGGAGAGAACCATGAAGATTCCCGAGTCAGAGCATAACATTCAGGCGCTGATCGACAAGCAGCACGAGAGCCGCGCCGAGGTGCCCAGGCCGCACATGGGGTGCAGCGCCTTGGGCCATGCTTGCGACCGCTGGCTGTGGCTGTCATTTCGCTGGGCGGTGCAGCCGAGCTTCCCTGGTCGAATCCTGCGCCTGTTCAGGCGCGGCCACCAAGAGGAGGCCAACATCATCAGCGACTTGCGTGCCATTGGCATCGATGTGCGCAAGGTATCTTCACAGCATCGGGTGGACTTTGGCAGCCATGTTTCTGGAAGCCTAGATGCCATCATCGACAAGGGTGTGCCTGAAGCGCCCAAGACCAAGCACATTGCCGAGTTCAAGACACACTCCAAGAAGTCATTTGACGATCTGGAAAAGAATGGCGTGGAGAAGTCCAAGCCTGAGCACTTTGTGCAGATGCAGGTCTACATGGCTGGCACTGACATTGATCGTGCGCTGTACTTCAATAACAATCTGATCCTCATTTCCATCACCGCTTATTACAGCCACAGACTCAATTATCCCACCTTCGGGGAGCATGTTAACGCGGAACCATGCAAACACCTGATCCTGTTTGTTGAAGACAAGTCCAATGAGCTGCCCGTCATTGCGCACTGCCCAGACGATCTTCCACGG